GAAGAAAGAATTAGATGACGCTCAGAATGAAAAGTCTGTTGCTGATATGTCGAGAGCTAAAGCACTTAAAGGTTTATTTCGTATGGCAACACCCTATCTTGCTATGAAAAATATCGTAATGCTTGCAGTTAATCATACATATCAAGAGATTGGTTTATTTCCTAAAGCAGTAGTATCGGGTGGCACTGGGATTTATTATAGTGCTAATAATATTTGGATCCTTGGCCGCCGCCAAAATAAAAAAGGCACGGAAATTACTGGTTATGACTTTGTTATTAATATCGAGAAATCACGATTTGTAAAAGAAAAGTCTAAGATCCCTATCTCAGTTTCATGGGAAGGTGGCGTAGAAGAATATTCTGGTTTACTAGAAGTAGCAATGGCGGGTGGCTATGTTGTTAAGCCGTCTAATGGTTGGTATTCTTCTGTCGATATGTCCACTGGTGAAGTGTCTGAAAAGAAAGTTCGTGAAGCAGGTACTCTTGAGAAAGAATTCTGGGATCCAATCTTTACTAATACAGATTTTAAAGACTTTATAAAAAAGCAATTTACTATTGGTTACAAATCTGATATAGATATGGATGAGATCTTAGAAATGGAGGCGTAATGCAGTACATTGAAAATAAAGATTATGAATTTATTCCAGGAAATAATGATGATTGGCAAATTAGATTTTTAACCGGAGATTTTATAGAAAGTGTTATACAATATGGTACTATTCGTATGGAAGATGGTGAACAGATGACGTTTGACTTTCATGTAGAAAATAGTCCAGATGAAACATTAAATTCAGAAAATGAAGAATTACAAAAACATGCTGGTGATATTTTGATTTCTATTATTGAAGATGCTATTGAAAATAAAGCAAGTGATTTACACATTAATGAGGTAAAAGAGTGAACACAAATATAGAACAAGTTGTTCTTAAAAACATTCTGACTAATGAAAAATATATGAGAAAGGTTTTGCCTTTTATTAAGGCAGAATATTTTGAAGGTATCTATAAAGAACTCTTCAAACAATCCGGCAAATTTGTTGCCAAATATAATAAACTACCGTCAGCAGAATCATTTAAAATCGAGATTGATTCTGCTGATAAGTTTAGTGATGATCAATATCGGCAAGCGGTAGAAATTATTCCAGAATTATTTACTGAAGAAGTGAGTGACGAAGATTGGTTACTTGATGCCACTGAAAAGTGGTGTCAAGATAGAGCTTTATTCAATGCTGTTATGGAATCGATTAGTATTATTGACGGTAAGCACCAAACCTTATCAAAAAATGCTTTGCCTGATATCCTGACTAAAGCTCTTGGTGTATCATTTGATACGAATGTTGGTCACGATTATCTTGAAGCATTTCAAGAACGTTATGAGTTTTATCATCGCGATGAAGAACGTATTCCTTTCGATATTGATCTGCTTAACGAAATTACAAAAGGCGGTTTACCACGTAAAACATTGAACATTATTTTGGCTGGAACCGGCGTAGGTAAGTCACTAGCAATGTGTCACTTTGCATCAGCCAACTTAACCGATGGTAAAAATGTTTTATACATTACTGCTGAAATGGCTGAAGAGCGTATCGCTGAACGTATTGATGCTAATCTTCTTAATATTCAAATAGATCAATTGACCGATTTAAGTCAGTCAATGTTTGCCGAAAAGGTCCACAATCTTTCAACAAAAACAAATGGTAAACTTATTGTAAAAGAATACCCGACCGGCTCTGCTAATGTCGGTCATATGAGGGCGCTACTAAGTGAACTAAAGCTTAAAAAATCATTTATACCAGATATTATCTATATTGATTATTTAAATATTTGTGCTTCTTCTAGAATGAAAGGTATGGGCGGTGCTATTAATTCATATAATTATATTAAAGCAATTGCGGAAGAGTTTCGTGGATTGGCAGTTGAATTCGATGTCCCGATTGTCTCTGCAACGCAAACGACGCGTAGTGGTTACGGTAACTCGGATGTTGGGCTTGAAGATACGTCTGAGTCTTTTGGATTACCCGCTACGGCAGATTTAATGATTGCTCTCATTGCAACTGAAGAACTTGAACAAATGAGTCAAATTGCTGTTAAACAATTAAAGAATAGATACAATGATCCAACGTTCCATAAAAGATTTGTCATTGGTGTTAATAGAGCTAAAATGAGATTATTTGATGCCGATGAAAGTTCTCAAACATTAATGAATGATACTCCGGTATTTGATAATTCATCTATTGGTGAAAGAATTGCTAATAGCAGTTTTGAAGGATTTAAATTATGAAACAAACCGAAGCCGAATGTCTTGTTGTAGCAAGTGAGGAGTGTGCTGAGCTAACTAAAGAATGTATGAAAATTTTACGGTTTGGTATGAGCGATAAGCACAAAGAAAATCTTATAAATGAAATGGGTGATGTTCAATGTATGTTAGATTTATTAGGTGATTATTTTAATATTTCTAGTGATAATATTTTAGAGGCATCTACAGCCAAAAGAGAAAAACTAAAAAAATATAGTAATTTGATAGGAGATAAATAATGGGTAAAGAAACATCACAAGGTATTCACAGTACTGTGAGTAAATCAATTCGTAAGGCTATGAGGAGAGACTATATGTCTTCAGGAGACAGGTTTATGAATCAAATGAAAGCTTTAGCACAAGGTAAAGATGTCGTATTTACTATTGAAAATCCTAATAAAACAGAAACTAATAAGCGATTTATTAAGCATCGAGTTTCAGGTAAAAATTATTTGAATTCGCGTAAAGGAACTTTTGTAATGAAGGAAGCAGGACAATGAAAATTGAAATTCATAACGACAACGTGTATAAAATAGTACATCAAGCTCTCGTTCAGCTTGAAGAAGATTTACCTGAAAGCGGAAAATTAACAGAAGCTATTAAACATATTAATCACAGTATTATGATTCCAACAGATTGGGAAGAAATGTATGAAGAAGATTTTATTGAATATGATACTGGAGAATATAAGTAATGAAGGCTAAATTGATAGGGTACACACAAGTTTATGATATGCCGGAAATTGGTGATGTTCAAGATCTTATTGCTTTTTGTGCAAGAGTGTCAAATCCTACAAATCAAATTAACAGTGCGACCAGCGAAAAGCTTATTAAATACCTAATTAAGCATAAGCACTGGTCTCCTCTTGAAATGGCTTCAGCCACTATGGAAATTGAAACTACTCGGGACATTGCTAGACAACTTTTGAGACATAGATCATTTTCATTCCAAGAATTTAGCCAAAGGTATGCTAATCCAAGTGATATGGATGAAACCTTTGTTTTATCAGAAGCAAGATTACAAGATCATAAGAATAGGCAAAATTCAATTGAAACAGATGATGCTGATTTACAGTCTGCATGGAATTTACAACAACAAAATGTAATTGATCAAGCTAAAAAAGCATACGACTTTGCAATTTTTAATGGCATTGCAAAAGAACAGGCTCGTAAAGTTTTACCGGAAGGTTTGACTTTATCTCGCTTGTATGCTAACGGAACTCTTAGATCATGGATTCATTATATTGAATTGAGAAGTGGTAATGGTACTCAAAAAGAGCATATGGAACTTGCTCGAGAGTGTGGTAAGGCTATTAGTAAAATCTTTCCTCTTGCAGAGGATTTAATTCAGGGAGAATAAAAAATGGGTAAAAAACTTTCGACTTATTATTCCGATAATGGAAATGACTATTGCGAAATACATTTTAGTTATAAAGAAGAACATGCTTACATTAAATATTTTACAGATAATGGAATTAAATATTTTGAAGAAAGTTTTCCCAATAATTCTCTTCGCTACGTAGAAGATGCTGCAGAAAATTGGGCCCTTGGACATAAAGACATATCTGGATTACCTAATCAACAATACACTCTTAAATTTAAAGAGGTATCCTAATGGGATTAGAATCGTATTATGATGAATTAAATATGAAAAATTCTGAAAATGTTCGTATACAAATGTTACAAGAAGAAATTTATTATTATGAATCTCTTCTTGAACCACACGACTGCGGACATATTCATACTACTATTAGTTTTTTAAAACAGAGAATTGAAAATCTTAATGGTAAAAAAGAATGGCCTTTTGTAAAATAAAGGTTTACATTTTGAATAAAACGTAATATAATACGTATATAACAATAAATCAGGAAACTAAATGAAACTTAAACATATAGCAATAATGTTAGGTAATGCCGTTGTTTGCGGTA